TAAGAATGAATATATTCCAACTGATGTTCATTGGAGTGAAGTACCTGGTAGGGATGAGAAGTGGAAGAAATCTACTATTGCCAATACATCAGAAGCACAGTTTAAAGTTGAGTTTGAGTGTGAGTTTTTAGGATCTGTTGATACTCTTATCTCTCCTAGTAAGTTAAGAGCATTAGTTTACGATGAACCAGAGACTAGAAGTGCTGGATTAGATGTATATGAGGTATGTAAAGAAGATAATGATTACGTAGTAACTGTTGATGTTGCAAGAGGTGTAGGTGGAGATTACTCTGCTTTTGTAGTAATTGATATTACTGAGTTTCCTCATAGAGTAGTAGCGAAATATAGAAACAATGAAATTAAACCCATGCTATTCCCTAATATTATTTGGGAGGTAGCAAAGAGTTATAATGATGCTTTTATTTTATGTGAGGTAAATGATGTAGGAGATCAAGTTGCTGCTATTATTAACTATGATTTAGAGTATGAAAATTTATTGATGTGTTCTATGCGTGGTAGAGCAGGGCAGGTTGTAGGTCAAGGATTTTCTGGTAAGAAGACTCAATTAGGAGTCAAGATGTCTAAAACAGTGAAGAAGGTTGGTTCTCTCAACTTAAAGACGCTGATTGAAGAAGATAAAGTTACTTTTAAAGATTATGAGATATTGAGTGAACTGACTACCTTTATTCAAAAACATAACTCATTTGAGGCAGAGGAAGGATGTAATGATGACCTTGCTATGTGTCTTGTAATATATGCATGGTTAGTAGCACAAGATTACTTTAAAGAACTTACTGATCAAGATGTAAGAAAGAGATTATATGAAGAGCAGAAGAATCAGATAGAGCAAGATATGTCGCCATTTGGTTTTATTATGGATGGATTGGAAGATGATACTTTTGTAGATGCAGAGGGAGATACTTGGAAGTTGGATAATGGAACTTTAGAGTTAGATAGATTAGCTGGAACACCAGGTGATTTTAATGCAGATGAATATGGTGATAAAACCTATATGTGGGAATATAGATGATGGAATTAACAGAAGAAAACGTACTCAAAGTGTTAGAGGAACTTATTCCCTATATTGAAGCTGATGGTGGATACCTTCAACTTTATGATATAGAACATGAAACAGGATATGTTAAGGTAAAACTTGGAGGTGCATGTGAGACATGTGCCATGAGCACTATGACTTTGAAGCAAGGTATAGAAAAGAAACTAATGATGGAGATACCAGATGTGGTAGCAGTTATTCAAGTATTGTAATGGAAATTGATAGTCAGATAAGACTAGGACATTTATTACTCTCTGATAGAAAGTGTAGAGTTTGTGGTGAAACTAAAAATTTAATAGATGGTTTTTATTTAACCAGAAAAGATAGAGGAACCTTAGCATCAGCATATTCTTATGAATGTAAAGTATGTACTGTGAGAAGAATTGTAAAAACTAGAAAGAATATACAACCTCATTCAGATTGGAATTATCCAGATTGGTAGTGTTCATGGATTGTTTCCCCAATGAAAACATTCAAAACAATAAATATTTTCAGATAAACTGAGACGAGGCTAGACGACATGGCGACTCCACAATTATCTCCTGGTGTATTAACCAGAGAGGTGGATCTGACTGTAGGGAGAGCAGAAAATGTATTAGATAATATTGGTGCAATCGCTGGTCCCTTTGAAATAGGACCTATTGATGAAGCCACTGATATTACTACAGAAAATCAATTAATTAATACATTTGGAAAAGCAATTTCAACTGATGCTCAGTATGAGTATTGGATGTCAGCAGCTTCTTTCCTTACTTATGGTGGAGTTCTTAAAGTTGTAAGGACTGATGATGCTGATCTAGTTAACGCTAATGGTAATAGATCTCATGTTACTAATGTAACTGATCTTAAGATAAAGAACTATGATGATTATGTATCAAACTATGCTGGTGTAGGTCAGACATTTGGTTATGCTGCTAAGACTCCTGGTACTTGGGCAAACAACCTTAAAGTTTGTACCATTGACAACAAAGCAGACCAGACAATAGCAATAGGATCTACTACTGGTGTTACAGTTGGATTTGGTCTTACAACTCCACTTACCAATCAAGTAGTTGCTGGTTCAGGTGATACTTCAAACTTTACTGGATATCTTAAAGGTATAATTACAGGTATTGGTGAAACAACTGTTGATGTTAAGGTAGTATCAAGAGTTACCTCTGCTGGTGTTTCTACTGCAGTAACTTATGCTCAAGGTGATCAAGCAAGAGCATTTGTTCAGGGAAATGAAGTTAGTGTTATCAATGCTAGTGCTGTTGGTATAGCTACTACCACTACAAGTGGTTCAAACTATGTTAAAGATTGGTATGATCAACAAACTTTAGGTCTTACTAACTCTACTGTTTACTGGAAATCTATATCTCCTAGACCAGATACCTCACAGTGGGCAGCAGATAGATCATCTAAGAATGATGGTATTCATGTGGTAGTTGTAGATGATCTTGGAGATGTAACAGGTATACAGGGTAATATTCTTGAGAAGAGTCTCAACCTTTCTAAAGCAAAGGATGCAGTTTCTACAGAAAATTCACCACAGAAGATATTCTATAAGGATTATCTATCACTTTATTCTAACTATATCTATTCTGGTGATGATCCTTCAGATGGTTCAGATGGATTTATAGCAGCATCAGACTTTAGTTCTGGATACACTCCTATCACTACTGCTGCTGGTCTTTGGAATAGAAATGCTCAAGGTATTACATTTGCAGTAATTGGAAATGATACTTATACACTAACTGCTGGAGCAGATTATTCTGCTACTGGTGGAATGACAGCAACTCTTGGAAATCTAATCACATCTTACAATCTCTTTAAGAATAAGGATGAAGTAGGAGTAGATTTTCTAATAATGGGTCCTGGATTGTCTGATAAAGCACAATCACAAGCAAAGGCAGGTAGATTAATTTCTATTGCCAATGAAAGAAAGGATTGCATGGCAGTTATTTCTCCACATAGAGCAGACGTAGTTAATATAACCAATACAGATACACAAACTGATAATGTAATTAAATTCTATAGTTCATTAGCATCTTCATCATATGCAGTATTTGATAGTGGATACAAGTACACATATGATAGATTTAATAATCAATTCAGATACATCCCAACTAATGGTGATGTTGCTGGTTTGATGGTAAGAACTGGTGTTAATTCATTCCCTTGGTTCTCACCTGCTGGACAGCAGAGAGGAATCTTGAATAATGCAATTAAACTTGCATACAATCCAGACAAAGCACAAAGAGATCAACTGTATCCACTAAGAATTAACTCTATAGTTAATCAACCTGGAACTGGTATTATGCTCTTTGGAGATAAGACTGGTTTAGGTTATGCATCTGCCTTTGATAGAATCAATGTTAGAAGACTATTCTTAACAATTGAGCAAGCATTACAGAAAGCAGCAGAAGCACAACTCTTTGAACTTAATGATCAAATTACAAGAGCAAACTTTGTTAACATTGTTGAACCATATCTAAGAGATGTGGAAGCAAAGAGAGGACTTTATGGGTTCCTAGTCATTTGTGATGAGACAAACAACACTCCTGATGTAATTGATAATAATGAATTCAGGGCAGACATCTTCCTGAAACCTGCTAAGTCAATCAACTATGTTACTCTTACATTTGTTGCCACCAGAACTGGTGTTAGCTTTGAAGAAGTAGCAGGTCGAGTTTAACTTATCATATCTAAATAACAAAAGGAGATTTTAAAAAATGGCAACAATCCCACAGAGAACTATTTCTCAATTTAAATCTAAACTGATTGGAGGCGGTGCTCGCCCCAATCTGTTTGAGGTGCAAGTCAATTTCCCAGATGGGGTGGATCTTAATATACAGAATGATGGTGGTGGAGAGTTTGATGGAGATAGATTTAGATTTCTATGCAAAACAGCAGCTCTTCCTGCTTCCAATGTCTCAAACCTTGAGGTTCCTTTCAGAGGACGTGTTTTAAAGGTTGCTGGAGATAGAACATTTGAAAATTGGACTGTTACTGTAATCAATGATCAAGATTTTGGTCACTACAGAGCATTCCAAGCATGGGCTCAAAACATTGCTCAGTATGGTGATTCATCAGGTTTGACTGATCCTTCATCTTACATGGGACAAGCAACTGTCTATCAACTTGGTAGAAATGCTGCTAGTCTACAGGGTTCTAATAGTCCTGCTACTGATAGTAATATTCTTGCACAGTATAAGTTTGTAGATATTTTCCCAACTACAATTTCTTCTATTGACTTGTCATATGACACATCTGATACAATTGAAGAGTTTACTGTTGACTTTCAGGTACAATACTGGTATCCTGAGAGAGCAGGTGCTGGAGCCTGATAAATAAACATATAAGGTTTAACTTTTAATAATGGCAAGGTTATTTGGATTTTCCATAGAGGATACGGAAAAGATACCACCTGGTGTGGTATCTCCCGTTCCTGAAAATAACGCAGATGGTTCAT